CCTGCACTACGCGGTTACGCCGTCCGGTCGAGCAGGCGCGGTGATGTACTGGGCCGTGGTGCTCGGCCCCGGTACTGCGCCGTGTGTCCGTCCGGCCACTCCCGCCGCTTCTGGGGGCGGAGCGTGAGGTTGTCCTTGTGGTAGATCGGCACGCGGCGCTCATTGGCGGCGGCTTCCACCGCGCGGACCCAGGCCTCCTCGGGCTGGTAGCCACCGGGCCCGGTGGCGGCGCCCACGATGATCCAGTCCGGGCGCGCGGCGCGCACGTCCACGGGACCGCTCAAGGGCTCGCAGCTCAGGAACCGCACGCGCGCCTGGTAGTCGCGCACGCACGCCAGGCGGCGCGTCTCGTCAGTGAGACCGCCCGTGATCGTCGCGCCGGCCCACACGTTGTCGGGCATCGCGTAGCGCATCGCCTTCCACGGCGCCTTAGTCAACACGATGAAGGTATGCCAGGGGGCGCGGGCGATCGCGGCCAGCGTCTCACGGATCCACTCGTCGGGCACCCAGCCGCCGAACAGGTCTCCCATGCTGCTCACGAAGATCCGGGCCGGCTCCTTCACGCGCTGGGGCTCGTCGAGGCGTGCGGGGTGGAAGGTCGGCTCGAAGCCGCGCGGCCAAGCGACGCCGCCCGCGAAGCGGCGCGCGATGCCCTCGGCGTAGCAGCGGGCCTTCCCGTCGCGGCCGAATCGGCACGCGTGCTTGCAGCCGGTGACGGGATTCCAGGTGTAGTCGCACCAGCCGATCGGGTTGTCGGGGCCGTTCATGCTCATCGGTCACCTCACGGTCAGCCGCTTCTCGGCGGCCAGGATGTCGGGCCAGTGGCGGGGGCAAGCGTCGGCGCCGGGAGTCCAGCACAGGTCGGGGCGCCGCAGGGGCCAGGGCTGCACGGGCCGGCCGCAGCGGGGACAGCGGCCGGCCGCGATCAGCGCCTGGCGGCGGGTGTAGGCGGCTCGGGTCATGGCGGGCCGCTACTCGGTCACCGTCACGCGCACCGCCCGCCGGTGGTCGTAGCTGTAGACCCAGGCCGCGATCGTTTTGTCGCCCCGCTGGAGCTTCGCCCGCTGGCCGGGGTGCAGGGTGCTGGTCGCGGCGCGGTGGGCCTCCGCGATCGTGCGGCACTCCTGCAGCAGCTCGCCGTCGCCGTAGGGGGCGCCCCACGCCAGGAGGCGGTAGGGCTCACGCGGCGGCCGGCCGCCCTGCGGCGCGTTCCTCCGCGCCGCGGCCTTCTGGGCCTCGGTCGCCCGGGCGCCGCCCCGGCGGCCCAGCGCCACCGCGGCGGTGGTCGTTTCGTCCGCGCAGTAGGCGTCGTTCGGGAAGACCTTGTAGCCGGCGTCCTCCCACTCAGCCACCGTCGGGTAGCGCCCGTGCGCGGCCTTGACCTGGTCGGCCCCGTACTCCAGGTCGGCGGGCAGGGGGTGCCAGTCGCCCTCCCAGCCCTGCTCGCGCGCCGCCGCTTCGCACTCCGTCATTGCCGCCGCGATCGTGCCGGTCATCGTGTCTGCCATTTCCTCACCTCCAAAGACAGTTTATCCGCAGCGCTGCGGATATGCAAGAGAAATCGGCAGGGGGATGTCGATTTGCGAAAACGACCTGACGGATTCCCGTCACTGCGCTATATCGCTAAGGATTTCGCGCGATGAAGAAGTCCGCAACACCTCCGCCGTCCCCGCCTCCAGGCCCGAGTCCGGCGGCCCTTGAGCGGCTGGCGCGCGAGCGGCTGGCGACGCTCGAGCCCCAGCTCGCCGCGCGCGGACCGTACGACCACGAGCTGCTGGAGGCCTACTGCCAGGTGTGGGCGCGGTGGCGGCAGGCCGAGGACGGCATCGCGAAGACGGGGCAGATGGTCAAGGGGCCGCGCGGCCGCCCGGTGGTCTCTCCGCTCCTTGCGATCGCGAGCAAGGCGCTGTCGCAGCTGCAGCGGCTCGGCGCGCGTCTCAGCCTCGACGACCTCATTGCCGACACACCTGCGGCGCCCACTACGTCGTCAGGGCCGGTCGTCGATCGCGTGCGCCTGGCCGAGATCCTCGGCGCTCACCCGGACACGATCACCCACTGGACGCGCAAGGGGATGCCCGTCGTCTCGCGCGGGGGGCGTGGGCGGGAGAGCCAGTACGACGCCTTCGCGTGCGTTGCATGGTGGCGACAGCAGGGCGGCGGCAATGCCAAGGAAGCCGCGCAGATCCGGCGGGACGAATCCCAAGCCGCCCTCAATGAGCAGCGCCTGCAGGAGCGGCGGAAGGAGCTTGTCGCGCGGGATCAGGTCATCCTCGCCGGCCAGTCCTACACGAAGGCGTGGGCCGCGAAGGTGCGAGCCCTCCCGCGCCGGTTCGTCGAGGCCGGGATCATCACGCGCGAGCAGGAGGCGGCGGCCGCGACGGTGTGCCGCGATGTCCTGACCGAGATCGCGGGCTGGAAGACGATGGCGGACGTGGCGCGCGCGGCGAAGGGGAAGTCCTCACGGAAGGCGAAAGCGAGGGCGTGATGGGGAAGACTTCGATCGAGTGGACGGCGCGGCCCGGCACTCAAGGTGAGAGCTGGAATGTGGTGACCGGCTGCACTCCCGTTGGCCCTGGCTGCCTCCACTGCTACGCGCGGCGGCAGGCGGAGCGGTTCTGGCCGACGCAGTATCTCGGCGCCGGCACGTACCCGTGGAAAGGCAAAGAGCATCCGTGGGTCTACCCACCACACGAGCGCGGCCGGACGTTCGCCGACGTCATGTACCACCCGGAGCGCCTCGAGGCGCCCCTTCACTGGCGCGGCCCGCGGACGGTGTTAGTCACGTCGATGGGCGACCTCTGGCACCCCGACGTGCCCGACGCCTTCATCGACCAGGTGCAAGCCGTGATGCAGCTGTGCCCGGAGCACCTCTTCATCGACGTCACGAAGCGCCCCGAGCGGCGGCGCGACTACCTCCTGACGCCGGGCCTCTACGACCGCATTCTCCACCAGGCCGACATCCTCCGGGCGCGCTTCCCGCGAAAGCGCCTCTCCGGGATCGGCGTCCCCGACCCCGCGAAGCACCCGGCGCCCTGGATCTGGCGGCTCACGTCGATCGAAGACCAGGCGACGGCGGACTCGCGCATACCACCGACACTCGAGACGCCGGCGGCCGTGCGCGGCGTGAGCGCCGAGCCGCTGCTCGGGCCCGTGGACCTGGTTCACCTCGAGAATCCCGACGACCACTGCCACGCGAGCGCGCTGCATCGTCAACACGACGATAACCGCTACGAGTTCGACAACCGCCTCGACTGGGTCATCGTCGGCGGCGAGAGCGGGCCGCAGGCGCGGCCGTGCCGCGTCGCGTGGATCAGGACCATCGTCAAGCAGTGCCAAGGGGCCGACGTGCCGGTGTTCGTGAAGCAGGTCGGCGCCTACGCGGTGGACCGCAACGACCGCCTCGGCGACGAAGGGCCCGGGTATGATCCGTGCGACCCGCGCGACTGGCCCGAGCCGGAGCGCGGGTGGGATGACGGCTCCCGCGGCAACATCGAGCGGCTCGACGACGGCTACCAGGGCGCCCCGGTCCACATCCGTCTGAAGTCGCGCAAGGGCAACGACCCGGCCGAGTGGCCGGCGGATCTTCGCGTGCGAGAGTTCCCGGAGAGGCGGCGGTGACCGAGGCCGATGTCCTGGTCGGCGCCTGGGCCTCCGCCGCGACGCCCCCGCCAGCGCTCACGGTCTCGGAGTGGGCCGAGGCCGAGCGGTTCCTCCCGGAGTCGAGCGGGGCCCGCGGTGGGCGTTGGCACAACGCGACGACGCCCTACCTCGTCGGCATCATGGACGCTGTGCACGACGTCGGCACGCGAATCATCGCCGTGACGAAGGGCGCGCAGATCGGCTGCTCAGAGGCGCTCCACAACGTCATCGGGTATTTCGTCGAGCACGACCCCTGCCCGATCCTTGTCGTGCAGCCGACCGCGCAGGTCGCCGAGGAATGGTCGAAGGACCGGCTCGCCGACATGATCCGCTCGACGCCGGCCCTGCGCGCGGTCGTCCGCGACAAGCGAGCGCCGCGAGGCTCACACGAATCCGAATCCACGCTGTCGCTCAAGGTGTTCCCGGGCGGCTTTCTGGCGCTTGGTGGAGCGAACACCCCCAACACGTTCGCGCGTCGCGCCGTGCGGTTAGCGATCGGCGATGACGTGGACCGCTTCCCGCCGGTGGTCGGTGAGGAAGGTGACCCGGCGGACCTGCTCGAAAAGAGGACCACCACGTTCTACGACAGCCTCGTGATGTTCGTCTCGACGCCGACGCTCAAGGGCGGGAGGATCGACACCCTCTACGAGCGGAGCGACCAGCGGCGCTACGTGGTCGCCTGCCCCCACTGCGGCCGCGAGGACTGGATTACCTGGAACGACCCGAACCACTTCCGGGTGACCTTCGAGGGCGACGACCCGATGACGGCGCGGCTGGCGTGTCCGGACGAGGAGCACGGCGGCTGCGGGGCGCTGATGAGTGAGCCCGAGCGCCGGCAGATGATCGCCGCGGCAGCCAAGCGGAAGGACAAGGGCTGGCGCCCGACGGCCACGCCGAAGCAGGCGGGCCTCGTCGGCTTCCATGTCCCGGGCATGGTCAGCACGCTTGGCATCACGCTCGATGGCCTGGTGGGCGAGTGGCAGGCGGCGCGCGCGAAGGGGAAGGAATCGCTCAAGGTCTTCATCAACACGCGGCTCGCTGAGGGTTGGGAGGACCGGACCGCGCGTCAATCTCCCGATCCGCTCTACGCCCGGCGCGAGGCCTACGGCGAGGGGATCGAGGTCCCGGCCGCGGCCGCGGCGCTCACGTGTGGGGTGGACGTTCAGGAGAACCGCTTCGAGCTGCTCGTGACGGCGTGGGGGCCCGCCGAGGAGCGGTGGGTCGTCGAGCGCCGGGAGATCCCGGGGCGGCCGGAACGGGACGCCGCGGTGTGGCCGGCGCTGCTACAGGCGCTCGGGCGCAAGTACCGCCACGCCTCCGGGCACCAGCTGCCGATCCATGCGACCTGCATCGACTCCGGGTACGCGACCGAGCAGGTCTACAGCTTCGTGCTGGCGCACCAGGCGCGGCGGATCTTCGCGACCAAGGGCATCGCGGGGCGGGGCGGCGAGCCGATCGTCGGGAAGGCCACCGAGAAGCGCCACGGCAAGAGCCCGCTCCCGGTTCGGCTGTGGCCCATCAACGTGGACGACGCGAAGGCGAACGTGTACGGGTCGCTGGCGCTGGCGGCGCCGGGGCCTGGCTACATCCACTTCCCGCTGGACGTCGACGAGGAGTTCTTCGCGCAGCTGTGCGCCGAGCACAAGGAGA